GTTGGGACTTCGGTTCTGACTTAGTAGAGCGCTATTTCCAGGGTTGGTACCCTGATAGAGCTGCAAGAACCACTCTCGCGAGTGGGGAATCTGATCTTAAAACATGCCAATTATATTAAAACATAACTAACATGGATAAGATGTCTTTTAATCCTGTGACATACAATTTCGATTGTATTCTCAGGAATCAAAAAACATTGAGATTCATTTCTAAGTTAACAAATTCTGACTATAAAGCACTGAGGTCTTTAGTTGCAGATTTTCGTTCTAATTCTCGTAAGTGGATCCGTCAAGAAGGTTTAGTCAACCTTTGTAAACGGATTAAAGATTCAGAAAGATCCTACCTTTTAACAGGTAAGACTACTTTCTTTTCTTTAAAACACTTTTCGAGAAAGGGTGTTACTGATCATGCTACGCGTATATTATTTACTATACACCGTAATATGAGGGTTTCACCTAAGATAGATTTATCTACAATTATAAGACCCCTAGGTGCTGATTTGAGCTCTTTCTGGAGTAAATACTCTGAACAGATTGAGTCTGTACTCAAAAGGCGTTGTTTTCGTTATGAACATCTTCCAGATTTCGTAACGAGACACAAGCCTTCTGAGGCAGAAAAGAAATTAGTTGGAAACCTTGAGACACCAATGTCACGTATGGTTCATACCCATTGCGATCCGCAATGTGATATAAACCCACGTACGTTGGGTCACATGTTTCCACTAAGAGTAAATCTCAAAGCAGCAGCCAATGGTTGTTCTTTAGGAACCCAGAGGAAAGACTGGCTTGCACTACATGGTAGTGCAGAAGGTCTTCACCTTCTCAGTGGTATCCGTGGGCTTTTCAAAGCCTGGGGACTCACTTGGGTTTCTGACCAATACCCCACTTGTGATGAAACTATAGATGCGCAAAAACTAGTACTTTCACGACTTTATCCTTTACAGGACCGTAGTTGTAAAACGAGAGTTATTGCTATTCTAGATAATTACTCACAAGTGGCGTTGAGGCCACTTCATTTATTGATTAATTACATCCTTATGAGGAACAAATGTGATTTCACATTTGATCACTCAGGGGGTGTAGACTACTTAACCCAGTTTAATACAGAAATGTATTCTTCTGATTTAAGTGCGGCTACAGATTTGATTCCTGTAGACCTATCACTTATGATTCTTAAAAGGATCATAGGGATGTCTGAAAATAATCAGTATTTTGAAGATTTAGAACAATTCATTAAAGATGTTCGTATTGTCCTAGTTGAGAGACCTTTCGTATATAATAATCAAAAATATACGTATGGTACTGGTCAACCAATGGGGGCATACGCTTCATTCCCTCTCTTAGCTCTGACAAATCATTTCCTTGTACATTTAGCCCACAAGATTGTATATCCTTTAAAAGATGTATTTTTCAAGTATGCTATTGTTGGAGATGATTGTACAATTGCCGACGTGACTGTCGGTAAAAAGTACCATGAGCTATGTGAGGAGTTGGGAATAAAGGTTAATTACACCAAGACAGTTCAAGGTTATAAGACTTTTGAATTTTGTAGGCGTGTTGTTAGAGACGGTAGATTTATTTCTCCTGTCTCTCTTAATTCTTTGTATAATTCAATTATTACAAAGGATCCAACATCGCTTATAAATCTTCTTAAGACTTACAAGGTTGATATACCTGTTTGGTCAATTCTAACAGAATTCTTTGAACCAAAAGTTTTAAGGACAATGTTAGCTACAACTGATATCGAAATATCAGGACAACCAAGTATCATCCGTATACCTAAAGAGGTTTTGGCCCATGCGGAACGTTCTCTGACAGTGAAAGAATATCTTTCAAAGCAGAAGGTTACATTGGAGAAATTCAATGATCCTTATCTAGATCGTCTTTTTTACGGTAATCAAATACGTGATGTATTTGCTTCATCGATGAAAAAGACTACTTTCTGGGATCTGGCTACTAAAGTAAAGGCTAATACCTTTTACCTTGGATATTTAGATACTTATCTAAATATGAAGACACTTCGAAAGAAGTCGTCTTTTAAACCAGTTTGCAATGCTAAGAAAAAAAT